ACATCATGGATCCTAATATAAAAAACAAAAGATATTATAGTAGTGATGAACTTGTTGACAGTTTAAAAGATAACTTTGTAGGTCAGATAGGTATGAGGATTATGCAACGACCTAAATCAGATAAACTATTTGAAAGTGACGAAGAAAAAGCAGAGTTTATGAATAGAATATATATTGAAAACGTTTGGTGTTTTTCAAAAGAAAAACTAGATTACTTTAGACATAGTAGAAGGGCAACATTATTTTGATACAAGTAGCAGACATAAATTTAACAAATCTATGTAACGCTAGATGTCCACAATGTCAAAGAACATCACCATTTGGTTTACATACAGCTAAAAATTTACCATTGACAACATGGTCTTTGTTAGATTTTAAAAATTATTTTCCTAAAAATACTTTAAATGATATGAAAGAATATAGTTTTTGTGGTACATATGGTGACCCTTTGATGGCAAAAGACATAGAGTCTATTGTGTATTACATAATGGATAATTCAAATGCAAAAGTTATAATAACTACAAATGGTAGTATTCGTAAAGATGATTTTTACACAAGACTAGGTAATTATTGTGGTAGAAGATTATCAATGGTTATTGATGTAGATGGTGTAGATGAACAAATGCACCAGAAGTATAGACGAGGTACATCATTAAAAAAATCATTATCTGCTTTAAAAGCATTATCTACTACAAGTGCTATTCCTTTATCACAAACTGTATTGTTTAAACATAATGAGATGTACGAAAAAAAAATAAAAAAACTAGCAATTAAAAATGGTTCTAAAAATCATATATCATATCCGTCAGATAGATTTGATGGCCATATATTTAATTTTATTAATGAAAATGGTGAAGCAGATACTTTAGAAAGAGCTGTACATGCCAAAAATTATATGTAAATGGAAAGAGTTAAAAAGATGTATGATAAATCCTGATGGTCAGGTATTTCAATGTTGTTATCTAAAAGAAGATTTTCCAATAAATCACTTTAGAACTGATTGGGCAAATGATCCAGTAATAAGTAAATACAATTTTGATGAAAATAACTTAAAGAAACATACGTTAAAAAACATATTAAATAATGAATGGTTTACTAAAATTTTACCAGATAGTTGGAAGAATCCTGATACAGCACCTGTTGCTTGTCAGATCAATTGTAAGGTTAATGACGCTTGACAATAAACACAAATATGATATAATAGATACAATTAAGGAGAATTAATATGAGTGATTTTTTAAAAGACATAATAAAAGAAACTGGTAATGAATACGCCACACTAGTAAGTGAGGGTGTAGAAGCAGGTGACGTTGATTCGTTTATTGATACAGGTTCCCTTGCCTTTAATGCTTTACTATCAGGATCAATCTATGGTGGTATGCCATCAAATAAGATTACAGCAATTGCAGGTGAAGCTGCAACAGGTAAAACTTTCTTTGCATTAGGAATAGTAAAAGCATTTTTAGAAAAAAACAAAGACGCAGGTGTGATTTACTTTGAATCAGAAAGTGCGTTAACAAAAGAATTAGTTGAAAGTCGTGGTATAGACAGTAGCAGAATGGTTATTGTACCAGTTGCCACAGTACAAGAGTTTAGACATCAATCAATCAAAGTGATTGACAAATACATAGAACAAGACGAGAAGACTAGAAAACCTTTAATGTTTGTATTAGATAGTTTAGGAATGTTATCTACTACAAAAGAGATGGAAGATACTGCCGAAGGTAAAGAAACTAGAGATATGACTAGATCGCAGATTGTGAAAGCTGCATTTAGAGTGTTGACTTTAAAACTTGGCAAAGCAAAAGTACCTATGATTATGACCAATCATACATATGATGTAATTGGTTCTATGTTTCCTCAAAAGGAGATGGGTGGTGGCTCTGGCCTTAAATACGCTGCAAGTAATATCGTGTATCTATCTAAACGTAAAGAAAAAGATGGCAAAGAAGTCATTGGTAATATTATTCATTGTAAGAATTACAAGTCAAGGTTGACAAAAGAGAATGCTTTAATTGATGTAAGATTAACATACAAAGATGGCCTTGATAAGTACTATGGGTTATTAGAACTCGCTATCAAACACAATATATTTAAATCAGTATCAACAAGAATAGAACTACCTGATGGATCAAAACAATATGCTAAAACTATCAATAATGAACCTAGTAAATTCTTTACTAAAGATGTTCTCGCTCAAATTGACGAAGCAGCCAAAAAAGAATTCCTCTATGGCGCAGAATAGATACGTCTTTGCTCAACGTGATGTTGACGATTATAGTTGTATAAAGATTGTAGAAGGACCTTATAAAGACATTATATACACGTATGGTCATGTAAAGTTTGCCTCGGAAGAAAATGCTCAAGGCGAGTTGCCTTTAAAGTTTGATTATGATATTAAGAAGAATCCTAATGATGTTGATACAGGAAGTATTGATTTTAGAAATTACATAGGCGACATATTAATAGAGGTCGTAGAAAAACAATTAGAGAATGGTCAAATTAAATTTCAAAAGTGATTACATATGTACATACAAAAATGTACTTAAAAAGGATCAATGTCAACACCTTATAGATAAGTTTGAAGATTCGCAACATCAACAATCTAAAACTAATTTAAAAGGTCATATGTCATTTACAGAAATTAATCTTAACATGTTTTCAGACTGGAAAGAGTATTCAGATATAATCTTTCCTAAATTAAGACAGGTTGTTGACAAATATACAAAAGATGTTAATATAGACTCATTAAAACAATGGCCAGAGAAATTTGGTTTTGAACAGATAAGATTTAAGAAGTATGAACCTAACAATGAAGATGAATTCCAAACACATGTAGATGTGACTAACTATAATAGTGCTAGAAGATTTTTAGTTTTTTTTATGTATTTAAATAACAATGATGGCGGCGAAACAACATTTCCTGATTATGATATATCAGTTAAACCAGAGGCAGGTAAGGTGCTCGTATTCCCACCATTGTGGACATTTAGACACGCAGGACAGAAACCAATCAATCAACCAAAGTATATTATAGGGAGTTATCTACATTATGTTTGAGAAGACACTTTTATCCAACCTAGTCTTTAACGAAGACTTTACAAGAAAAACATTACCATTTATTAAACCTGACTTCTTTAGAAATAGAGATGAGGTTGCTCTATTCAATATCATAAATGGTTTCGTTGTAAAGTATAATAATCTTCCTACAAAAGAAGCAATTGAAATTGAATTGTCAAACGACAAGACTCTTACCGAAGAAGAATTTAAAAATACAAAATCATTATTAAATAGTTTACAACACGAAGAAGTTGAACAACAATGGTTGTTAGATACAACAGAAAAGTTTTGTAAAGATCGTGCTGTGTATAATGCAGTATTACAAGGTATCAAAATCATAGATGGCAAAGATAAGAAACATACGCCAGAAGCAATACCTAGTATCTTATCAGAAGCGCTTGGCGTTTCGTTTGATAGACATATAGGACATGATTATCTAAATCAGGCAGAGGACCGATTTGAATATTACCATAGAACTGAAGCAAGATTAAAGTTTGATCTTTCATACTTCAATAGAATTACAAAAGGCGGTCTACCACCTAAAACTTTAAACATAGCACTTGCAGGCACAGGTGTTGGTAAATCTTTGTTTATGTGTCATGTTGCAAGTAGTGTTATATCGGAAGGTAAAAATGTATTGTATATAACTTTAGAAATGGCTGAAGAACGTATCGCAGAAAGAATTGACGCTAACTTATTAGATGTAACTATTGATGATCTTTATGAAATGCCAAAAGAAATATACGATAATAAAACATCTAAAATGCAAAACAAAACCAATGGTCAATTAATTATCAAAGAATATCCTACGGCGTCTGCTCATGCAGGTCATTTTAAATCTTTGTTAGATGAACTTGCCCTAAAGAAAGCATTTAAACCTGATTTAATATTCATTGATTATTTGAATATATGTACTAGTAGTAGATTTAAAGGTGGCAATATTAACTCATATACTATGGTTAAATCTATCGCTGAAGAATTAAGAGGTCTTGCAGTACAATATAATGTACCTATTGTATCTGCTACACAAACAACTAGAACTGGTTATCTATCAAGTGACGTAGGACTTGAAGATACTTCAGAATCATTTGGTCTTCCTGCAACTGCTGACTTTATGTTTGCTCTAATATCAAACGAAGAATTAGAAGAACTAGGTCAAATCAAAGTTAAACAATTAAAGAATCGTTATAATGATCCTGCTGTCAATCGTGCATTTATAATAGGTGTAGATAGAAGCAAGATGAGATTGTATGATGTTGAACAATCTGCTCAACAAATTGTAGATAGTAACCAAGAAAGTAAAGATAAGATAGATAAGCCATCAGGCCCACAAGAGGTTGACGCTTACGATAAGTTTTCCGATTTTAAAATCTAAATAAATA